ATAAGCAAAGTAAAGACGCTCCGAGAACAGTTTTTCCCAACCATACTCAGAATCTGGGTTAGCAGGATATGCGGAATCTTCACGACAATCTGGATTATCTGGATCCAATTGATTGTGCTCTGGATACATGCAAGCAGAACCAGAGTAGAAAATTTTAGTCTTGTTTACTTCCTTAAAATCATTAAGTTGGCGCTGAGCTTCAAGAACATTCAAATTAATAGTTGCAGAGTTGTGCATGATATCTGCATCGTTCTCTCCAGTGAAAACGAAACCGGCACCACCCATATCAGCAGCAAACTGATAGATCTCATCAAAAGTATCAATATACTTTGAGGGAACAAAGTTATAAAAGTTCCTATAAGGACCTTTATATTGAAGAACTCTTTCTACAAAATTTAGATCACGGAGATCTCCAATAATAAATTCATGTGCTTCGCTCTCAGAATATTCTGGCATTTTAAGGTCTACACCACGCACCCAGTACCCCTCAGAGCGTAGTCTTTTGACCATATGACTTCCAATAAAACCACCAGCACCAAGTACAAGTGCTGTTTTCTTATAATCACTCATAGATTAATTTTAACTCCATTTATATATGGTACAAAAAAAGGAGGTTATTGTCAACCTCCTCAAGTATAATTCAGGCTCGCCACCAATTCTTTGACTGGAAATTGGAAACCAGGCGGGAGAGAGTCCCATCCGCACCACTTGCTCTTGAGAGAAGCAAGAAACTCATAAGGGGTCATATGACTCCACCACCTAGTTTGTCTGAACTAGGAAAAGTTGGACTAGTTTTGGTACTTCTATAGCAGCATAAAAACCACATAAGAAAAGAATATCCCAGAACTTATATTTGATAGCAAAGGGAACAACAAATATATTCCCAATACATTTTACAAATAGTCCGATTTTCATATCTCCCCAAAGCAGAAAAAAATATCCAGATAAGAGGAGAATGTTACCAATGTATCTGAATACATTAGATTTTGCCATAAGGGGGTTTGCTCCCGACCAGTGCGCTTTTATAGTCTTCCCGAGACTAAAGTTTTATTGAGAAATAAGAGCCGCAAAACTGCCAGGTCTTGCTGTTGGTTTCTCACTTACAACAGGTGCTTCAGTTTTGACTTCTGCTTTAACTTCTACTTTAGCAGTAGTTGGTGCTGTGTAAGATTTTTTGGTTGCCATTTTAATTTCCAAAGTTTATTTTTATTTAGTTTTAATCGTCCTTGATATAACAAGGAACTCTATCAGGATCTAACCATTTTGCGTATTCAATGTCTTCCATAGCAGTAGTACATTGTAAACTGTTATCAAACAAATAAATGTCATTCCAACGTTTTGTGTACTCATTTTGTTTCTGCATACGATAATCGGGTTTACCGTTTATCTCAAGAATACCTACTTCAACGAAACGGTATCCTTCACGTTCAAAAAGAACTTTGGACTTCATGCAACCTCAACAGATTCAAGATCTTGATAGACATACTCCATAAGCATTTCATAATCATCCAAAGGATCACCAGAAAATACTATGCCTTCACTTTCATAGTACCTGCGAACTTTTTTATAAAGTTTCGGATTTTTTACATCAAGGTAGAAATCGCCGTTTGCTGCACCACGAAGAGTTTGGATGTCTTTCTTGAATTTTTCTGTAAGAGTCATTGTTTTGAATGTTGACCTTAATATTATAAGAGATTGACTTAGAGAAGTCAAGGTGGACAAAAGAGTTTCTGTCCTATGCTCGTTACTGGAATTGAACCAGTCTATATCCTGTTATGAGCAGGGCGCTATCAACCAGATGGCTAAACGAGCGGATGGGTAAGTGGCACTTCTGGTTTATCTTTCCAGCGCGGGTTACCCAATAGGACTGGAGGGAATTGAACCCTCTTCACACCGTTATAAGCAGTGGGCCTTAACCAATAGGCGACAGTCCCATAACATCCAAATTAATTATAGAGGATCTGGAACGCTTTGTCAAGAACCTTCTTCGTGGTCTGTGTGTATTCGTATCACATCAGCATCCACTTTAGGTTCTACCGCATACTTTATGGTTTCATTATAAGGAACTATCACTGCACTTCTTCCTCCGTCTTTAATGATGAAAGATTCTCCATTTTCTACCCTCTCTATTAGATTGTCAAAATCTGCTTGGAACTCTTCGACCGTAAATGTTTTAAGTTGTTCTAGTTCTTTCATTTTCATAAAGTAAAGTTTATGAATCGGGGTGACAGGATTCGAACCTGCGACCTAATGCTCCCAAAGCATCCGCGCTACCAAACTGCGCCACACCCCGTTGTTTCTTACCCACTAATTATACTACTTCTTGGGGTGCTTGTCAAACGGTGCCCAGTGCTGCCAGTTATATTTGTGGACTGCCCACATACCAATAATAGGAAGTCCCACCAAAGCAAAGCACATAATACCCAGAAGTACTTGATTATTTAATACTGCTGCTGCAAAGTGTCCCATATTAATCCCATTCCTCGTAATATCTTCTGAAATATGCGTCTACTTTATTTAAATCATCCAAATGAATGTTGCAACAATAATCATTATCATCGCACCATTGTAATGCCATCCAATGAAACTGTTCTGTTGCCATCACTTTTTCAGTGCCATAACTTCTGGCAAAAGATGACATTACAAACTCCCAACACTTTTTAGTGGGCCGTTCCATTTCCTTTGTAGTCGTCGGAGTCATAATAGTTCCCTTTCTTTGATCCGAAGTAAATTGTAGTTAATACAAATGGGATTGCCAATACGATAAGAAATCTTCCTAATAAGTGTGGCATTACATTCCTCCTCCGTTTCTAAAACCAACAATGTATCCAATAATAACTCCACACATAAATGCAACATACATGTAGAGAAGATGAGATGTAAATTGAATAAAAAGTATCCAATCTTCAGCAGTCATCTTCTTCATCCTCGTATGTAGATGGTTCTTCAAAGAGTTCATCCATTTTTTTCTGAAGAACTCTTTGTTGTAATTTTTTTAATTCTTCGTCGTCAAGAATCATTTATCCTTTAAAAGTTCTTCTAATTGTTTTCTTGTCGATTCTAATTGATGCTTCTCACGTTCACAGTGACGATAACCACGTTGTCCTCGCAGAATCATAGTTCCTTGATAAAACATTGTTCCTGCGAAGACTAATAATAAAACGACACCTATTATTTCAATGTAATGTCCATCCATGGCATCAAGGGGGGTATTACTCCAATGAGTCGAAGAAGACCTTCAGCAAAAAGAGCAAGAACAACCCAACCAACACACATTGAGATAATCGAAGCATTACGATTATGTCTTCGTATGGCATCATCAATCATCTCCTGACATTCTGTTCGAGTAATCAACTCTTCCTGTTCGTGCATCATGGATGATCTTGATCAAGTTCAGTAAGTCTCTTTTCCCAAGTTATTCCACCTTCCATACCAACACATGGATTAATACAGTTATCATCGCCATGTTTATTACAAACTAAACCAGCAAGGTCTAGTTCATTTCCTTTTTTTCCTGTTCCAGACCAGTAGTGCTCTCCATTAATCCAGATAGCACCACATTTTGGGCATTCCTTTCTTTCTAAGGAAAGATCAGACAGCTCTTTTTCAGTCATTGTTGTACTCCTTAAGAAACTTTTGGAAGTCTGTTGTATCCTTTACGAGTTGCCTCTTAAGTTTCCAACCCATCCATTTCATTTGAATCCGAACAGCAGCATATCTAACTTGTAGATCCATGTACTGAACAAGTCTCATGGTTTCATCATAACCTGCATATACCACCAATACAACGAATGTCAGCATTAGAAGATAAAACCCTGCCATTTTAGATTCTCATATATTCAATATGTAGACATTCAATGTTTTCTTAATGATTGTGTATTAATACTTTACATTGAAACGTAAAGGAGAGTGCGAGATTCGAACTCGCGGAGGCTACGAACCTCTTCAGTTTTCAAGACTGATGCAATCAACCACTCTGCCAACTCTCCAAATTGTCAACGAATTTCAAAGTCCAGTTTACGAACTTTTCGTTGTCTTCTCGCTTCTTGCCAAGCAATATCTTGAGAAGTCAGAACATTTTTTTGTTCTTTCTGTGTAGAATTTACCATAACTACTCTACTTAAGTCAAGTGCCGTAACACTATCACCTTTGACTGTCATCATATTGGAACAACCACAGACCTGTGTCTTATTTGTGCTGGTTAATTCCTTATTACAATCTTTGCATCTTACCACTAACATTTCTTTGCATCCTATTCAGTTCAATGATATTTTATTTATAATGGGCGATGACGGATTCGAACCGCCGACCTACTCCGTGTAAAGGAGGCACTCTACCACTGAGTTAATCGCCCTAGGCTCCCCCGACAAGATTCGAACTTGTGACCTGGAAATTAACAGTTTCTCGCGCTACCGCTGCGCCACAGGGGAATATGTGTAGGTGAACCAACCTACAGTTTAGAGATTTCTCTCATGGTCTTTTATGTACCTCTGGTTGGGAATCGAACCCAATTTCCAACTCCCTTATCGGGGTGTCCTTACCAATAGACTACGCAGAGGATGTGGATGGTGAGATTCTATCATACTCACAACTAGAGGGTCTCACTGATAGTAACGTTCTCTAGCACTCTCGGACTCCTTGATAGTGGATTCTCATGTCTCTGGTCTCCCAGTCACATGGCGGGTATCA